ATGTTATGCCTAAATGTGTAATAAAGCATATTTCTTATACTACACAATGTTATTTAGTTTGTCAACTAAATTTTATAAATTTTCTATATAATTTTTTAGATCAATTGTCTCAGCTACCATATTAGCACTTAAAAATTTATAGTCTCTTATTTTGTTTGCGTCTTTTGTAATGTTCCTAACATCAAAGCCAAGTAATTTAGATCTGCTAAACTGTCTTAACCCTTTCAAAAACTCATACCAGTTTTGTCTAGTTAACTCGTCTGCATCGCCTACAAGATTATCGTTATAAATTATTGTTAATTTTTCATTATCTAAAGAACAGGTCACTTGTCCAATAGCCTTGCCGTTATCTGAAAAATCAAAATCAAAAAATCTAGCATCGGTTGGTTTATTAGTCACATTGCCGTCCTTGTCCCCTATTTTACAATTAGGAGTTGTACTTTTAATTTTATTAAAAAGTTTATCTGCAATTGCATCTAAATTATTCACTGTCATTTTCTGTTCCTAGATAATTTCCATTTTTGTCAATTAATGTATCTAAATATTTTTTAATATACGTTGCTGAAGTTAACCCTCTTACTTCACCTGGTTCAAATCTGTTACTGCCGCCTTGACGCATTCCTCTGATTAAATTTTTGATATAAGGATCTCGCGATGGTCTGTTTTCATATTGATTAAATCGTGTAAAGTGAGACTGACGTCTATCATATAACATTTGTCGTATTTCTTGTGGGTTTTCTGTATATCTACCTTGATTTCGAATAAATGTTAATTTATTTCTATCTCCAATTAACTGCTTGCGATCGTTATCGTACATTGGATAACCTTTAGCATCTAGTTGCGTATAACGAACCTCCATTTCTCCTTCGCCGCCGCCTCTTGTTGGTGGAGAGCCTTGACTTTCCCAATTAAGTACTACTTTATCATATAATCTTTTAGCAGTTTCTATATTACCAGCGCCGCGGCCTGTGTCAGGCAGCGTTTCTAAAGGCATGTATGATATTAAATCAGAAATTCTTTTACTATGATCGTTGTATGTGTTAGATGGCTCTAAATCTAAAGCTTTGTATATTTCGCCAATTGCTTTCCATTCGTCCCAGATTCCTCGATATGGTTTGAATAGCTCCATAGTATAAGGCTTGTTATTTGTCACAGCATCTTCTAAAGTTTTGCGAATATCTCTAATCTTTTTAAAATTATCATTTAATTGATAGCTTACTTGTCTGTCGACTTCTTCTTCGAATTGATCTAAAACAGTTTCATATTGCAGTTGCATGTCATCGTCTATTACCAGTTCGTCTAGTTCGTCTATTTTTTCAAGTATATCTACAAAGTCGTCTAAATCTACATCGTCTTGTTTAATAGCTAAATTAAGAATATCTGTTTCAATTTCTCTAGATAATTTATAGAATGGATCATTGTAAATATCTAGTGCTTGATCTAATTTAGTCAATATTTTTTTGAATTCTAATATCTTGTCTTGAGTATCAAACGTGTCTACAGAAAAAGGTTTATCTATAGCTGTAAATTCTCTTTTTAAATATAAATTTTCTAAAACTTCTACATCTTTACTAAAGGTATTCTGACGTAACCCAGCAAGCACATTTCTATCTACTGATCTAGTATTTTCATTAGCTTGTGCTAACAGCCCGTTTGCTATATCGATTGCTTCATCAACATCTTTGTCTAGCACATCGAGTCTAGAAGAAATTAGTGTTTGCATTCCTTCTGCAATTTTATCAATTTCATTTATAGCTTCTGGGTCATCTAAAATTATGTCTAAATATTTTTCACCTTTAAAATTTTGCATATTAAACACAACAAAAAGATTATTGCGAATATAGCTTAATTCAGCTACTGGTGTATTTTCTACATTATTAATTGCATTATTAATACTAGAAAGTAAAGCATCAGTCATTGCTTTTGACGTAGCATTGCGAGCAGCAATTCTAGCTGCTTCGTCTCTAATAAAGTTTCTATTTGCAAGTTCGTCTTCGCCAGCTCTTTTTCTTGCTACAGCTTCCTCCGCGGCTGCTCTAATAGCATTACGAACATCCATTTCTTCTCTAGCACTTAATTCTGATTGACTTAGAGGAGCATCATCGTCAGCACCATAAAAATCTTGTTCTTCAGCGCCTCTTTTTGATGCTGCTAAGTTTGCTGCTGTATTTCGAATTGCATTTCTTATTTCAAGCTCTTGGTTAGCTGCTTGTTTTCTATTTTGAGACAACCTGATGTCTTCGTCTCTCATATTAAACATTAACTGATCTTGTATAGCAGCAGTTAGCTCATTTTGACTACGTAATTTTTCTTCAGCAGCATCTCTTGCTTGTTGTCTTATGTAATTTCTGTTTGCAAGTTCATTTTGTGCTGCAATCTCTCTTTTACGAGCTTGCGCTTGTTCTTCTGCTCTTTGACGGACTTGTTGTCTATTAGCAAGTTCTTCTCTCTCCGCTTCGTCTTCAGGACTTAGTGGTGTATCATCATCTGGCCCGTATAGGTCTTGATCTCTAGCACCACGTTCACCTTGACTTAGTGGCGCATCATCATCTGGTCCATATAGGTCTTGATCCTCAGCACCTCTAGCTGTTGCAATGCCCTGTGTAGCTGCTTGATCTGCATCACCTCTATATAGGTCTTGATCTCTAGCACCACGTTCACCTTGACTTAGTGGCGCATCATCATCTGGTCCATATAGGTCTTGATCTCTAGCACCACGTTCTGCTTGGCTCAATGGTGCATCATCATCTGTTCCGTATAAATCTTGATCCTCAGCACCCCTAGCCGTTGCAATGTCCCGTGTAGCTGCTTGGTCTGCATCGCCACCATAAAAATCTTGATCTCTAGCTACTTTAGCATCTCTGCCTGCTGCTGCTGCTTTTTGTCTTATTTGATTTCTATTTGCAAGCTCTTGTTCTGCAGCTATCCTTTTAGCTAATAATTTCGCAGCTTGTCTTGATATTTCTTGATCTTGCAAACCAAAAATAAACTGTTGAAAAGCTGCATTCAGTTTATAGAAGTTAGTAGCGTAAATTTTTTTAAGTTCGTCGTAATCACCCCGTCTTTCAAGCAAATCTTGATACGCAGACTTTAGCTGCGGCCAAATTGCTTCTATTTTTCTAGCAGTAGGCTGCAATTTCCTAGCAGTTGGTATATATACTTCTTTAACATAAGTCTCAAGTTCTTTATAAGGCGGAGCTTGTAAGTTATCGTCAAACCCGCTAATCCAAATCATATTTTGGACTTTATATTTTTGTAAATTCATGAATACTTCTCTAGACATTAAGTATTCAGCATCTTTCCCAAAAATACTTTTTATTTGATTACTTAAATCTTTTTTTCTTTGGATATCACTAGAGTTTGAACTACTAGAGCGTATGTTATGATATTGTTCAACTAAAAGATATTTACTTTTAATTTCTTCTACTTTTTCATACAATCCTTGCTCTACTGCTTGTAATCTTTTATCTACATCTGTTGCATAATCAAAGAATTTTTCAATTATTACTTCGCCTTGACGTTCTGATATAGGTTGATTTGTAACTTCAGACATAGCTTCATGCGGCAAGGGGACTCGATACGGATCGACTGCGGTCATCTCTCCATCATCGGGAAGCGACCAAGTCACTTGAGTATTGGCCAATGCATCTTTTTCTTTAATTAAATTTAATGCTTGTTCAAACTGGTCAAGTGTTACGTTTAAAACTTTAGGATTTGCTGGCTTTGCTGGCTTAGATGATTGTGAAATTTGTTCACTGGATATCTTTTGAATTCTATTACCTAAATTATAAAGTTGTCCTTTAGAATAACCTATTCTGTTTATACCATCATTAGGATATTTGTTATTAACAATGCTAGGGTTTATATGCTCGTCCCAAGATATAGACATCCAGTCTGTAATTGTTTTTAATTGTTCTGTGGTAATTGTTTCTCTATCAGTGCCCGTGCCCCATGCATTGATTCCTGTAAGTCTAATATTATACGGTGCAGGCTCGCCATAATTTGTAGCATTTATTCGTGTATTACTAATTCTATTATCTACTTTGATAGCTTTGAATATATCAATTAAATCTTGTAATCTAAAGTAGATTCGTTCTTTTTGAGCACCTGCTGTTGACAGCCCTTGCTTGGCTTGCATGTAGGCAATTGTAAGTTTATCAGTAGCAGTATTTTTGTTACCAATTTCTGTTTTCTGATGCGGCACTTTAACATTTATAACGTGTTTTTTACCAGATGGATCTTCTACAATAACTTCAAACTGAAATGGTTTTTCGCTTTGCGAAAGTGGTCCCGAAGGTGCACCCTTAGTAAATTTAATCTCACCGTTTTGATTGACTTTAAATAATCGTGCATTTTTGCCCCCGGCAATTTTATAGTTACCAGCACCATCTACTTTAGGAATTGGAATAGGTTGTACATAATTTGAAAATGCTGGAAAAGTCATTTCTACTGCTTTACTGACCTGCTCGGCTAAAACCGATTGGTATTTTTTAGTAATAGAATTTATTTTCTTTTCAAAATTTTCGAAATATTTCATTAGAACGTCCGTATGTGAATATGTAATATTTATCCATATCCGCGACTGACAAAAATAGGCATTGGAGGTTCGTAATCTTCATTTGCATCAATTGTTGTAAAAGTATTGTAAACTTTAGGATCCCAATCTCTAAGTACAGTCATCATTCTTAAGATTAAAAGCACTGCACTTATCAAATCATCTGATTCTCCAGGCTTTGCTTTAAAGCTATGACCTGATGCTACATATGCCTTTAGTTCACTTAATAATGGAGCGCTATGTATTATCATTTTACTGTTTTCTAACATTGTTTTTAATCTAGTACAAGCAGTAATTTTAGTGCCGTGTGTTGTGTTGAAACCTTTTCTAAACTTTCTCACATGTCCTTTTCTAATAGGCTCTGACACAAAGTAACCTGGTATGTTTTCTTCACCTAGATCATTTATAACAATTAGTGCACCTTCACCTACACCATTGTTTTCTACACTCCAATATAGATTTGTACTGCCTACTTGTTCTTCGATATAGGTACATATACTTCGTAGAATTTGAATTTGCTTTGGTATGTCAGTTGTGTTATGTCGCCATTCGCCAACTTGCTTGTAGGCCGGTAATTCAAAAATTTGTATCGCAGCATAGTCGCCGCCTGTGCCTATCGCTGGATCAAGCGCAACAGCATAAGTTGACGTTTTGTTTAATTTATCATACCACCTTACTTGTCCCATATTCATTATAGGATCTTTTGTAAGTGCATTAGACAACCAAATACTATCTATTAGAGTCTCGTCAAATACTAAGAATTCGCAACCATACTCTCTACGAAAACGCTCTTCACCAATACGAGCCATTTCAGCTTCGGCCCAGGCATCATCTCTATCAGGGTGTTCGTCCCACGATGCTAAGAAACTGTGAAATCCATTTACACCAGTGTCTTGCTCATTGCCATATTCGTCCCATTTTTGTTCTGCTTGTTTCCATATTTGAGCAAAAGTATCTTCGTCTGAGTTTGGCGTTGATGTAATAATTGCTCGGCCGCCAGTTGCAAGTGTAGGTGATATCGATGTCCAAAATTCATCTGCAATGTTTGGTTGTACGAATGCAAACTCATCACAGTATAGTAATGAAATTGCCATACCACGTCCTGTAGTGCCTGTGGTCGTTTGACTTACAATTCTACTTCCATTTTCAAATTCAATAGAGCCTTTGTTGTAACTTGTAACACCTGCTCTAATATGATCAGGGCATAGCTCGTACACGTAGCGTATACGTTGCATGATTTCTTGAGCACCGGTGTACTTGTGTGCTGCAATAAGAATAGTTTGATCTGGATTAAACATTGCAAACCAAGCAAGATATATAGCAGCACAAGTAGTCTTTCCCGTCTGCCTCGGCATCATGTTTATGTTAAATCTATGATTATGATAACTATCCATTAACCTTAACTGATATTCGTAAGGTTCAAAAAGCAGTTTACCTTTTACAGGATGTTGTATATGTGCAAAATTTTCTGCAAAATATAGATATCCTAAATTAGGATCCATACATTTCATTAATTCTGCAATTTGTTGTTGTGTATAAGTTTGTTTTTGATATGGCTTTTTAACTAAAGTACCGTCTAATGCTTTATTCATGTAGATATTTAGCAATAAAAATCAGTAAACTGCGTATTTTTTTGCAAGATTATAAATCTCAGGATTTACTTTTTTGAACTGTATACCTTGATGTTTATCTAGTATTTCACAACTTTCTAAAAATTCTTTAAGTTTATTTGATACTAATGCTGTAGTCATAAGTATATTTGTTGCATTTTGATATGCATATTCTTCTAAAAAAAGATCTTTTTGTAAGGCAAATTTGTTTCTTACCTTTAATGGTAATTGTGCAAGTTGTAAATATTGCGGATATTTAAGAATGTCACTAGCAAAATTTATTTTATTTTTGTTACACCATAAAACAAGCTCATTTATTTTATTACAATTTTGAATATTCAAAGTTGCTGTGTTTACAAACCTAATTTCTTTTGCTTGTAATTTGTGCCATTTTTTAATATTTGATTCTATAATACCAAAGTCTACGCCCCATCTAATACAATTTGCTAAATCACCAATTGCGTCAATACTATACATAATTTTAATATATTTTAATTTCTCAAACAGAGCAAAATAGTCAGTAGGCACAATACTTCCATTTGTTGTAACTTGTAAAGTAAGTTTAGATAGGTCGCATTCTTCAGCAATCTTTTCCATTAAAAAAGCAAAATTTTTACTGTAAAATGGTTCACCACCTACTAATTGTAGAGTTCGTAAGTTTGATAAATCTGTATTTTCTAAAACTTGTTTTAATTTGTTTTTATAGGTATTTGGTTCTAAATCAAACGAAGTAAAATGATTGCGATCTAATTTAGAAACTTCTTGTTTTACAAATTTAGCTGCTTGCCATTTACTACTGCATGCAGGCCTGCACATTCTACACATCATATTACATGTATAATCAAGGGCTAGCTCGAGGTATTGTATTTTTCCGGGAGTAATTTTGTCTAGCTTCGAATTATGATTATAAGCAAATTGTCTTTTGCTTGCAATACCGTGCGTTTCTTTTTGCCAACATGCACTACAAGCATCGTATTTTTTTCGAGAGTGCTTTAAATTGTTTTTGTAATTATTCCATGTTGACGATGTTAACATGTCATCAAGTGTATCTACATCAAAAACTGTTTTTGTAGTTAGATTAGACCCAGCAAATACGCAACAGGGTTTTATTTCGCCATAAGCATTTACTACCGCTATAGCATTATTCATAAAATTACAATTGCTTTTATGTAACGGTAGTAAATGTTTCTTTTTTTTAGGAGGCATATTATAATTTATATAATGCTGTTAGCTCCGCTTGAATTTTAGTTTCTTCTAATGACATAGGATTGTCGCCACCGTTTGTAGGTGCATACGAATCTTTCGGCTTGTTTAATCCGCCTGCTAAATCATGAGTCATCATTTGATGATCAGCATACATTGGATCTGGCTCAGTAGTAGCATCTTCAAAGTCTTCGGTTGTAATTGTTAATGCATCTTTTAGTTGCAAAAACTTTCTTTCTACTCCCTTAAAGGCAGCAGCTCTTTGTTGATCGTCTCTAGCTCCTGCCAATTGCTTCACTGCTCTCATCAAAGCGTTTACACGCATAGCAAAAGGCGTCGGCGTACTTGCGTATTCACTTATTGCATCCATGCTTTCTAAAAGCGTTTTCATTTGGTTATTGGACATTTTATAGCTCCTATAGCTTATTTATGTAATTTTGTAAGTTAGTAAACCGTGATTCTTTTACTGTTTTTAGTTGTTGACTAACTTGCGCAGCTTGTTTTTTGTAACCTGCTCTAGTTTTTTGATCTCCGGCCTGGCCTGATGCCACTGCTGATCTGTTTAACATATTACGATGATGAATTAGATTACCTCTTTCTGTGCGAGGATTTGCTAACAAATCATTTTGATACATATTAATCAGTTGATTTTGCCTTTGCACATCTGTTTGTGCTTGCATTTTATCTAAATTGCTTAGATTACCTTGTGACAATTTTTGCTGTGCTTGTTTAAGTGTGTTCTGAGCAATGCGAAGACTTTTATTGTAATCAGGTTCTGTTACACCAGGATAGTACTTTGGTTGTGCTGCTGGGCGTGGTTTTGGCACTGGCGGCTGTTGCTGTTGTGGTGGTGTTGTTGCTGCTGATTGCGTTGCTGGTGTGGTCGTTGCTGTACTTGTTGTATTAGTACCACCTGGTTCATTAGGTAGTACATCATTTTCTGGATCTGCTGTGTCTGCTTGACTCTGTACTGCAGAACTTGTTGTATTAGTACCACCGTCAAATGGATTACGAATTCCGCTTTGATCTCTTGCTGGTGTTGTATTAGTACCACCGTCAAATGGATTACGAATTCCGCTTTGATCTCTTGCTGGTGTTGTATTAGTACCACCGTCAAATGGATTACCAATTCCGCTTTGATCTCTTGCTGGGGCTTGGTCAGGTGCTGGGGGTGTTTGATCTTGTGGTGCTCCGCCTTGACCGCCTCCTTGCGAAAATGTACCCATAGCCTGATCGGATGGATTAGCTCCGCTGCCACCGCTGCTATCAGGCGCTACTGGTTCGCTAGAGGTGCTGCTAGAAACTGTATCTACTGGGTCTTGACCTAGTTCTTCTGAATCTTGAGCAGCAGCGCTAGCAGACGGTATGAAAGAATTAAAAAAGCGTTGGCCAATTGCAGGTGCTGCTTTTAAAAAAGCTGCTATAGTGTTGTTTGGTATTTCTACATTACCTACTCTCATTTCTGCTATTGTATTGTTCATCTGAGTTGTTTGGAATGTGTTCCATTCACGTTTTGCTTCTGGATCAGTTTTTAAAAACTCTGCAAACTTCTTGTTAAAATCTGCGGTACTCAAGGTTATAATATATCTATCTTTATTTTCTTCGTACCAATCAATAAATTCGCTATACTGATCTAGATTTTGGTCAAAGTATTGTTGTATCATACCTGTGTCAGTAAAAGCGTTAGGAGTAGGAGACTGTGCCTTCCATGATCTATAATGTTCTCGATGTGTTTTCTTATTATCAATTAACCATTGTTGAAAAGAACCGTAGTTGCCGTTATCATCTTTTGATGCTCTGGCTATGTCAGGAAAAGCATCTAAGTCTGGCCTATTATCTTTGGTGTAATATTTTCGATTAGCAGATGCAGCTTCGGTTAGAATACTTATATATTTTCTTATATCGTTACTCATGTTAACCGCCTACTACTGATTTTGCATTTTCGTCTGATGATATATCTTTTGATTCGCCCTTAGGAGCTTCTGCCACTGGATCTACTTCTCGGTCTGATCTATCTTTTTCTAGTTCCTTTAATAATTCCATTACTCTGCTAGAACCAACTGAATCTTGAGCGCTTTCGCCGCCCATGTCTTCTTTGTCTAGCAGTGTTTCGTAAGGTTCTTCGTCTTCGGATTTATCAGGCTGTTGTGCTTCGATAGGATCACCTTCTCCTCTTACTGTAATGTAGCTGTGGCTAATACCGCAACAGTCTGCTAAATATCTTTCTAATACATGCGGAGTTGTTGGATACTGCACTTCTGCTTCGTATTGTGTAACTTCACAATTTTGTAATTGCGGAAAATCTAAAGGCTTAGCTTGTATTGGTGATGTTTTTGGTGATGACAAATTCAACAGTTTATATTTGTCTATGTTTCTTTCTAAAGCATCAGCAAAGCCTTCAGGCAGCTCGCCGGCTACTCTAATAATAAATTTGTAAGTTTTTTGAGACTCTGTTAAAAAATCGGAAAAAGTTTTCATTTTAACACTCCTAATATATTATTTATCTATGTCTTTGAGTTTATCAAGCAGTGTATTGCGATCAACTACAAACTCATCACCGCTTATTGTATCTGAATCAGGAACATTTTGATCTAACTTTTGTTTTTTCAACTGTAGGTCTATCATTTTTAATTTTTTATCTAACTTAGCTACTTTCGCATCTAACCCAGTTTTCAACATAGAACCTGCTACTTCAAAAATTCTACCACTGTATCTTAATTCTGCATTCATTCCTAAATCCATTAGATCATTATAGCTTTGAACTGCTTTGTCTGCAATGTCATCAAGCTCTGTATCCGACTTTGCACCTAGGCCACTTACTCTAGGTAAAGAAGAAGATATTTTATCAACATGAGCTAGTTGGGACTCTATGTCTTCACTTTTTTGCAATCTTTTTTCGTATGTTTTAGTATTATCAGCTTGTGCTTCTTGAACTTTTTCTTCTTCGATAAATTCTTTATTTTCTGGCAAATCAAAAAGCTCTTCTAATTTTTTTGTCATAGTATATCCTATAATATACTAGTATTTATTTGCGCTTTTGGCCCTGATGGAATATATCGTCTTCTGTAATTACTTTGAATTCTATATTCTTTTGGTCACAAAATTGTTTAGCTGCTTGCCATTTTGCTTGATTAATTACTGCTTGTATTTTATCACGTTGACTACGTGCTTCCCCTAGTATTTGTTTTTTTGGTTTTATTTCTATTAGCTGAACTTTACGTTGTCCTGTTTTATCTTTGTATGCAACTAAGAAATCAGGTACATATGTAGTTTTAGTTTGTTTTACTGGATTAAAATATGGTATTCGCATTGGCTCACTCATCCATTCTGTAATATGCATGTTCTCATCACAGAATTTCATAAAAACAAATTCCCAACTACTACGATATGTTGGCGCTTTATTTCCTATATATTTTTGAGGATTTTTTGGAGTGAATTTTCCTTTTGCCCATTTGTTTGGCATTATAGTAAAATATTTCTAGCTTCGAGAGTGTTAAATGTTTCTAAGTTTCTATAACCTAGTACACTTGTACTTGCTCTGTTATGGTTTAGAATTTCAATTACTAATTGAGAAAGTTGATTTTTTGAAAATTTTGCCATTGTGTCTAAAAATTCATAAACTTTTACACCGTCAATTTTTGCTTGTTGAATTAATACACCTGCAACTGCTTTTGCTGCTGATTTATCAAAACCTCTTTTTTCAAAAAAACCCTGTACTACTACAAATTCATCAGTTGATACTTGTATTTTTTTTGAAAAATAAGTATCAAAAAATTCTGTTGTTTTTTTATCACCTTTTATAGGTGTTGCAGGTAAGTTACTATTAGCTTGCATTTATACTCCTAAAATTTCATCTAAGGATTCTAAAAATCCTGGCTGTGGTCGTAAAATATCATATTGATTATCAGCTTCTTCAGCTCCGCCTGGATTGCCCTCTGCTTGATAATTTTTTCTATATAAGTCTCTTCTAGCAGCTTCTAATGCACTGGGATTATTTTGTAGTTCGTTCAAATTAATTTTATTAATTTCTCTCTTTGCGAATTCTAGTATATTATATTTCTGACCATCTTTTTTTGGAAAAACTAATTGTCCTGTTTTTGGTGTAGAAGTTGTAAATGTGTTAAATCTATTTTTTCTAAAATTCTCAAACGTATATCCTTGATTATTTCTAATATCTTGTGTCTGTAATTGTTTTCTTCTAATAATATCAGTAATTGTTGTAGTTTCCTCAACAATACTTAATTTATTTCTCACTGGTACTGCTTGATAATCCCTCTGTGGAATACTTGCTAATGAGCTCGGTGTTTCATCATAATGAATATTAGAAAACCCGTCTGGTGTGTCTTCTTCAGTATCGATTCTTCCAGTTTCGTAAAATACTGCTTCGTAGTTAATTGTAAAAGTATTTTGAGTGCCTCGGCCGCCATCAGCATAATCTAAGTTATCATGATCTAATTTACTTAACAAAGGATTAACAAGAGTATATCTATGATACACACCCCTAGTTAGTTGACTTACATGTATTTCTTTGAAAAAATGCTTATGCGGTAGCTGATTATCTAATCCGTATCTAAACAAAAAATTACTATATGTTAAATCAGGAGTGTATGCTTGAGGTCTTATTTGATAGTTGCCATCTACAAAATAATATTTGTAATACGCTTGTAGCAATGAATATGCTAAACCGTCATTATCGTCGTGCATTTCTACAGTAACAGGATCGTATTGAATTTGTGTCTCTACGTTCTTTTTTTGGTTATACCTGTTTATGGTTTCAACTCTTGGCGAGTACTTAGGAAGGTTAATAGTTTTGACTAACAATCCTATTTCTGCTGCACTCATTCCCCGATATTCAAAAGACGGTACTAGAGCTTTTGCAAAAGGATTGAGTACAAAATTAACATGATATAGAAAAGGTACTTTAGGTGCTAGTCTGTAATTATCATGTAAAAATAACTTACTAGCATGCTCCCAAGAAGCAAGGTTTCCTTTTGGACCATTGTACGCTTCGTATCTATTACTTAAATTGTTAAGATAAGGATTCAAATATGTCATGCAAATATTTATCCATAAAAAATGGGGGATAATATCCCCCATTAGTATAGCTATATTCGAAGTGGTTAAGCACCAATACCAGTTGCTAGTGTTCCAGTTGTACGTTCTATTGGCGTACCGACGCCAGTACCGATTGGTGTTTGGATAGCGTTATCGTAACGTATTTCAAGTGTTGTAGTTACAACCTCAGAAGTAGCGTAATTTAATTGGTTATATTGTGCATTTGTAATATAACATCCTACAACATCAAACGTTTCTAATGGAATAGGTTCGTGTACACCATTACCACCGTCGAGTATTTCAATCTTAGTAGTAAACTTATAGTCAATACCGGCAGCACCAGTTGATTGTTCGTAAAAATCAAATTGCTTTTGTAACTGCTCGCCTACAAGAAGCTGTACATTATTGTTAACATCTTCTCTTAGGTTAACAGTAATTGTTTGCCAGGCATGCTTACCTGCTAAGTATACTTTACTGTTGTAGCTATCTAAAACAATTTCTTCAAAACTTACGTTCGGTCTTGAAATATCTACAACTTGTTTTGTTAATTCTGTAGTAGGTGTACTTACTCCAAAATTAATAAATGTTACCCTAAATCTATACTGGAGTTTAGGCATGATCATTGCCTGGTTACTAGCACTTTGATCGTTTGCTATAGGCACTGTCATTTTAGTTAATGATGATACTGGCATATTTTCTTTGCTCCTAACTGTATATATTTAGCTTTATAAATTACCTATTTCACCGGTGTTCTTAATTCGCAACGGAATGTATATAAATTCAATTGCTTTTACTGGTTCGATAGCGATATCTATATATAACTCGTTTCTATCTATTCTAGCAGGCGTGTTATTTGTTTGATCACATACAACTAGGAAGTCATAAAGTGCTCTGTTACCTACTAGTTCAAGCATCAATGACTCTACAGACGCTTTTACTTCGTCTCTAGTAATTTTATCATTAGGCTCAAATAGATATGGCTTAGCTAGTTTCTTTAATTGCTGTCTTAGGTAAATTACTAGTCTAGCAACATTAATTCTATCTAATGCCGAAGCAGCAGCATATCTAGTTTTTTGACCAAATGCGACTAATCCGCTTCCATTAATAAAAGTAATTGGATTAATTCTGTTTTCGTATAAAGTGTCTCTTTGACCAATACTTAGAGATGCAACTTGGAATTCACCTTCACTTGTTACATATCCTGTAGAACTTGCATTTGTAATTTGACCTCTGCGTGTACCAGCTGGAGCAAACCAAGGATAAGAAACTTGATCGCTTAAACTCATAGTACGAAGCATCATATGTGAAGCTGGCACTACTACGTTATTACCAAAATTATCGCTTGTAAAACCGCTAGGGTAGTAGTAAGCTAAATAAGGATCAGAACTTAAAATACCTTTTTCATTATCTTCAGCAGCCTGTAAAGCATTTGTAGCATATTGCTGTAAATCCGGCGTTGCGTTTGATAATCTAAACGGTGTGTCTGCTATAATAAATGCAGTCAAATCGCGATCATAGTTTAGAGTTATAAGCTCGTTTGTAAGCTCTGGATATCCTGGGCAAGATAGTAAGTTAAATACATAAAGTTCACTATCTCTTATTGTTTCGTTATCATTCGCAGCAGCTTGAAGTTTACGTACAATTGTAGCTCTCTGGGCTAGTCTACCAAATGAACCAGCTCCGGTAATTGTGTTAGGACTTTCAGTTACCCATCTATGTGGGAAGTAATCTGACATATCCTCGTCTTGGCCAGTTCCTACATCTATAAATCTAGGATTTTTTGAATTTAGATCTATATAATTCTTTTCGTAGCGCTTTACATTAAATCCACTTCTACGTAAATTAAATAGAAGCATACCTTTCGGATACAAGTCTGGATCAGGTGCGTCTGGATCTAGATATGAAGTTAATAATAATTGAGGTATAGTGCCTACTGGCTGTTGCGTAGCAGTACCACCGTCGGTGCCATATCTAGCATCATCAAACAATACACCTTCTTCAGTTGTTTGATCTGTATTGTCTTTTGGAGAGCCCCATTTGTCTTCAATTGTTCCTATTACAGTATCATCAAATATGTATATTAAAGGATATTGTTCCAAGTCACCTGTTGAAATCCAAATGTCTCCACTAACAAGTGGATTACCGTCAGACTGTGTTGTTGGTCTAGTTACTCTTACTTGAGGACCGTTTACATCTGTGTTAGGGAATGCTGTTGCAGTTCTATAACCAACCCAACTAGATCCGTTGTGATACATAATATCAGCTTCGTCTAAGGTTGGATTGTACCATAACTGACCTTGCGACGCTTCGTCAAATGGTGCAACTACGCTAGCAGTATAAGTAATGCCTCTCCAATTTGTTGCTTGGAATTGCTTTGGAGAAGTTGTAGCATCTGTGCCATCTACAAAGTCTAAGAATCGCATGCTTACTGGATTGGTAACGTTATATGGTATAAAACCAATATTTTCTAGCATACCGTCAGTATCTACAAATTGTATTTCACCCCCTTCGGAGTGACTAATAATAAGTTTAGCTTGATCTGTTACTTGGCAAGTAATATTAGGTACATCAGCAGCATTTATTGCATCAGCAATTATTTCTGCGTCGCTAACTGCTGATCCTGCTAATGTTGCAGAAACTGTAACCGGTGTTGAATAACCGCTATACGTAGCATCAGTGCTTGCTACTGTAAAGGTAAATGTCCCCGCGCCTGGATTTGTTGAAGTAATGGCATTTGTTGTTATTGTAGTTGCACCAGTTGCTGCTCTTTCATAAACTTTAAAATTAGGAGTCGCAGGTGTTGTGTTATCTACGTTCACTTTTGAATAAGTTACACCAGCCGCAAGATTTACACCACCACCTGATATATCTAATGCTTCAAGAGCTGCTGCATTGTCGTTGTAAACAAGTGCATCTACTTCGTCCCACAGCAAAGTTGCAGAATTCCATTTTTTAAGTATAACATTCATGCCACTATTAGGAGTACTTGTCTTTAACCATACACTACCGCTTGGTCTAGAATATGTGTCGTTTGTTTTCCATTCTGGCACAGTAACGTGTCTAGAAACTTGTGTTGTAGGCGGATAGTATGTACCTGCTACTAATCCTAGTTCTGTTAACTTTGTTGCGTCACCGCCTAATACTATAGGTCCACCTAGTGAACTGTCATCTGCTCCGGAACTTGTGCCGTCGCTGTAAATTTCTAAGTACCCATCGCGGTTAGCTGCTGTTACGCCGTCTATTACAAGCGCATTAATATTAGCTGCAATTGTAGTTGTGTTTTCTTGATCTACACTCAAAACAGTACCATTAATGGTAATATTTGCAGCACCAGCAGTAAGTGTTGGATTTGCTTTGGATGATTTAATTGTAGCCCAGCTTTTGGTCCATGCAGCTGATCCTAATTCTACCCATGTACCACTATAATTTTTGTACCAATATCTATTAATATCTGTAACTGACACAACAGCATATGAACCAATTGCTCCTATAGAACCTTTAGGAGTATAATCTTCATTATCGTAATCAACTACATCATTTGTTCTATAAATTGATATAGGTGCTTTGTTAGTAAATGTTTGTGCATTAGTTGCTGGCTTAGCACTACCGTTCCATTCTTGAATACCAAATTTAGTTTCGGAAAGATCTAACCATAAAGAACCCTCTGGTGGAAAGGAGGTTGGAGGGAAAATACTAGGCTCTAGTTCAGTTAAATCTACATCTGCTCTTACAATAAAAGCTCTATTGCTTACACCTAAATAAGAATATGCAGCTTGTAAACCGTATTCATTTAGTTCTCCACCGTGTATTGGATTGTTGTTTTCGTCGACTTCAAATATCGGGTCACCGAAGAAGTCTGCAAGTTCTCTTTGTGAACTTATTAGATAAGGCTTACCTGCATTTGTGCTTAAGGTGCCTTGTGCAATGCCAGTATTAGAAGCATTTGCTTTATTCTCTCTACTAGCAACAAATATTAATGGTATTGTACCTGGTTCAGCTGGAGTGTAAAAGCTCTCGTCAATTACATTTACCTGAACGCCTGGTGATACTAATCCTGCCATGTTTTTCTCTCCTAATGGGTTAAATATATTTATCAGGAATGAGAAAAAAAGTACAACTAGATTAGTTAAATTGTAGATATGTAATTCATAACTGAATCTATTTGTTCATGAAGATAAATTAAATTATGATTATTATCTATATTAAAATCCGCCATAGTTTTATTAAGAGTCATGCTGTCAACTTTTTCACTAGCTAATATTTCACTGCGATCAACCCATAAAGCATAATCATAAATTTTTTGTTCTTTTAAAGCATAAAACTCTCGTGCATTTCTAAGTCCGCAATAGATGTCGTATTCTTTAAAGATTTCAGTGCCTAATCTAGCTGGATTTTCTTTATTATAATTACTAATAAGATCATACCATTCTGCTCTATGATTGTGTCGGTCAGTATAACATTCTTCGTAATTAGAATAATTATATTTTCCTTTTAGTTGATCATATATAAAAAGTTTAGAACAAAACTCACTACTGCTAATAAAATTATAGCCGTAATTATTTTTTAAAATGTCACATACAGTATCTTTGCCGTGTCTACCGTGACCAATAACAAGTAATTTCATACTTTAATATATTATAAAAAATATCAAAAGTCAATAAAATTATCCTATAGTAAAGCCATATCCCACTCCGCCTGGCACTGCGGTAGAAACCTCTTTGTCTAATTTTTCCATCTCAGCAAGCGCTTCTGACTTTAGCTGACTACCGTTTAGACTTGTACCACCTTGAGGTCCTGCAATTGTAGCAAACTTTTCTCTAGCTTCGCCTAACATAAATTTAGCAGTTGCTAAAGTATAATCTTTAATCCATTGTTTAGCAAGATAATCTTCAAGAAGCTGTTCATCTGGTCTATAATTATAGCACATTAATAGTAAATTTTCTTGTGTTCGAGGACGTTGTAAGATTGTTAATTTTTTAGTTGCAGGGTTCCATTTAAATTCAATAAATGAACCAAACATTCTGCCTACTAGTTCTTGATATTGAGTGAAATAATTATATGTTGCTAAGCCACCTAAATTAGTACCACTCATCAAATATGTATTTGTATAAGCTAGGTTAAAAGGCTCAAATAATGTGCCGCCATCGCCGCCGCCGCTTCGCGAGCCTATGCTACGTCTAAAAATTTGTCTAACTTCTACAATTTCATTAGGCAATGTATATTCGTTTTGATCTTCTACTGTAGGCATAAAAAAATAAGATTCTTCTACACTATTATCAGATCTTTGTCTAAATTTAGTTAAAGCTTTATCTAGTGCAGTTTCATAATGTATAGGATCTAATTCTACATCAATCATTCCGCCACCTAATAAGGTGTACACATAATCAAATATTTCTTGCTTGGTAGTAGTTGCCATTGGTGATCTCCATTGTATTTATGTGAATAAATACTGTATGCCAAGACTAAGTTTATATAAACCCGAACGTGGACCCGACTATGAATTTCTAGATAAACAAATCTATGAAATGTTTACTGTTGGCGGTGTTGATATGTTTGTACATAAATTATTAGGTACAAAGATAAATTCAAATGATGAATTTCAAAACCCCAATGTAACCGACGAAGGTATTACAGATCCTTTGAACATTCAAGACGTTTTATTTTTAGAAAATCGTGATCGAAAATACGAAAAAGACATTTATAATATTAGATGTGTATTCAATTCAGCAGATATTGATTTTGACTTAAAACAATTTGGTTTATTTTTAACAAATGATACCTTATATTTGACTGTGCACATACGCAGTCTAATTAATACGCTAGGCAGAAAAATAATAAGTGGAGATGTTATAGAACTGCCTAATTTAAGGGATGAATATGCATTAGGTGATTCTGAATTTGCTATTAAGAGGTTTTATGTAGTAGAAGATGTAAGCAGAGCGTCTCAAGGTTTTACCCAAACGTGGTATCCGCATTTATATAGGCTTAAATTGAAAAAAATATATGATAGTCAAGAATATAAAGACATATTTAATATAGATCCAGACAGCGACGGCGACCCGTATCCTAGTATTGGAACAAATAGTGGTACCTCTACGTTTGACACTGAAATTGCAATAAATGATTTAGTTGTACAAGAAGCAGAAGAAAATGCATTACTAAGCGGTTATGACACAACACATTTCTTTACTGTTACTACAGATGAAAATGGAAACATTGAATTAATTGATACTAACAGTAATGGTGTTTTAGATACAATGTCACCTACACCTAAAAAATCTGGATATGCTGGATATCTTTTAGGTGATGGATTTCCGCCTAACGGTTCTCCTTTTGGTTTAGGAAAATATTTTCCTTTAAATAGTGAAGAAGGCGATTATTTTTTACGTACTGATTTTTTACCTCGAAGATTATTTAGATATAGTGGGGATAGATGGGAAGTGGTAGAAGACGAAGTTAGATTAACGCTTACAAATACAAATACTAGAAACACACAAAAAACTGGATTCATTAACAATACTAAAACAGATGTTATTGCAGGTGATGAAATAGAAGAGCGTCAAAGCTTAAGCAAAGCACTAAGGCCAAAGAGTGATTAAAAATGCAACATTTTTACGATAATCAAATACGTAGATATTTACTTCAAGTAATTAGACTAATGAGTAACTTTTACTGGAAAGACGGTGACGGCGACGAGAGACAGATTCCTGTATCCTACGGTGACATATCTAGACAAGTTGCAAATCAAATTGCTCAAAACAGCGAAGCGTCTACGCCTAGTGTACCTAGAATGGCTGTTTATATAACAGGGTTAGCAATTGACAATAGCAGACGAGCTGATAGTTCATATGTTCATAAGTTACATATTAAAGAAAGAAGATATGATTCTGCAGGTAACGAGTATTTAGATCAAGAAGGTAAAAATTATACAGTAGAAAGATTAATGCCTACTCCTTATGTAATGACTGTAAACGTAGATATTTGGAGTAGTAACACAGACCAAAAATTGCAAATTTTGGAACAATTACTAGTTCTTTTTAATCCTAGTTTAGAAATACAGACAACAGATAATTATGTTGATTGGACTAGTTTAACTGTAGTAAACTTAACAAACGTCAATTGGTCTAATCGTTCAATACCAGTTGGTACAGATGATGATATAGATATTGCTCAACTGACGTTTGAAATACCTATTTTTATAAGTCCTCCAGCAAAAGTAAAAAGACTTGGTGTTATTACAAATATTATTTCGAGTATTTTTGTAGAAGCAACAGGAACAATTGCAGAAGGCTTAACAAAACCAGAACTAAATCAGTACCAAGACATAGATACAATCGGAATGGGGCAACAATTAAAATTAGACTTAGATGAAGACGGCAATGTTACAGAGATACCACAAAACTCTGGTTCACAAAAAGGTGAAGCTGATGCTGTAGTTGCAACTAATTATCAAGATTGTAGTGTAATTATATTAGACGGCAAGGCAGAATTAAAACGAGGTGAAGGATTACCGCCTGCATCTTGGGAAGGATACATTACTGCATTGCCATTTCAGTTTAAAGATTATGTCACAACATTAAAATTAAGGAGAGCTGACACCGGCTATGAAATTACAGGTAGTGTGTCTGTTGATCCGTTAGACGAAACAAAACTTGACATTGATTTCGACATCGATAGTACACCTAGTGATACAATTATAGATGGTCCCAATAGTCCTAGAAGTAATGTTGACTACGTAGTAAATCCTTACTCTTTTAATCCTACACCGTATCTTAGTGCAAAACCTAGGATATTAATATTAGAAGATATTAACACTAGCCAAAACGTTGGACAAGACGTGGGCGAAACTCCAGACAATTACAGATATGATGGCCCAGATGCTTGGAAAAACACCGCCGGCGAAGACACCTTAATTGCAAGTGCAGGTGATATAATTGAATGGTCGGGTTCTGAATGGTTAATTGTTTTTGATGCAAGCGAGCATGATAGTGGTATTGTGTACACAACCAATTTGAATACAGGTATTCAATACAAATATACAACAGAAGATCAGTATTGGACTAGAGCATTTGATGGTTTGTATCCAGCAGGAACATGGCGCTTAGATTACAACTGATATATACAATATGTCAAACATTAAATGTAGTGGTGCGTTTATCTACTGTATAAACACCGAACGATTTTTATTTCTATATAGGAAAAAAAGTAAAAATAGCAATGTATGGGGTTTAGTTGGCGGTACTAATGAAAAAGATGAGTCTTTAGGTAACGGACTTTTACGTGAAATTCATGAAGAAATTGGCGAAGTTGATATAAAAAAAATTATACCTTTAGAAACTTTCTCTAGTAATGATAATAAATTTTTTTACTACACTTATATTTGTATTGTCGAAAATGAATTTATACCTAATCTAAACAGTGAACATTCAGGATATGCTTGGAGCAAATATAAAGATTGGCCACAACCTTTGCATAATGGTGTGAAAAAAACAATGAATAGCAATATAGTTAAAAATAAATTAAAAACAATTTTTGAAATTTACAAAGAAATGTAATCTAAAATTTTAACTTTTACAACATTGTTGTCTTCTAACCATTTAATAGCAGCTAATTTTACTTTTTCGTCTTGAGACTCTCTAAAAAAAGTACTATCGCTTAAGTGATCTAAATGATCAAATAATTGTTTTACAGCATCTCTATCTTTCAAGCCACTTGCTTGAATATTTTGTAGTATGTTCAAAACAAATGTATTACCTTCTGTTGATTGCATACCAAGATTCATTTTTTCTCACTTATCAAAATTATGTAAAACATTCACAGGCTTGCCTAAATCCGGAGCAGATGTAAATTTTATGTAATAGCCATCTGCATAAGGTGCATTAGGTCCTGTTAAACTACCGCTAGTGCTTTGTTCTAAAGTATAGTTTGTAGTAGCTATTTGAAAAACGTTTTCAACAAACACTAACACATTTTGAGCAGCAGCTGGTACAGGATAATCACTATCACCACTTGCTAAAGGACCAAATACGGTCTCAGTTGCGTCACCGTTTCCTAAATTTTGCTGCGTAATTGAAGTTGGCTCTTTAAAACGCATTTTTCTCAAAGCACCATTCTGGTAACATTCAAATTCGTTAGTATCTGTATTGTAACGAATATGACCTTCTGTATAACTTGTAGTTGCATCGGCTGTTGAGCCTTTAGGAACAAGCATCATGTCAGTACTATCTAGTACAACTTGGCCATTTACGTCATAAATGACACCTTTGCCGCCTACAGCAGCTTGATTAGTGGTTTGACGCTTTAGATATCTCATCATACTTCCATATAACTCACAGTTGCTGATAAACCGTTACTCGATGCTGTGAAGGATACAATGTCGCCTTCGTCTAAAATTACCCTACTAAAATCCCAAACAAACGTATCTTGTCCATCTACAACTACTGTATTAGCTACTCTGTTAACATTTGTATTTAAACTATCTCCACTAGGTATGAAATGCATATCAAAATTTTGTGAAGTACCGGTATTATTACATACAATTATATTTAATATTGCATATTTTTTTCCCGCTGGTACTGTAAGTACGTCTAGTTGTGCTACAGTTAGTTGGTTAGTTGCTATAGCCATTATTTCTCCTTAAAAAAGCATCGAATATAGTAATGCTTTATTTTTACTTATTAACTCTCCGGTATTTGCATTACTGTTTACAAAAAATAAACCAGAGCCATCTGCTGAACTAGGATCACTATATAGTTTAATTCCTTCGGACGGAGGATTTGAACTTGGGGCTACAACATCTTCTGCCTGGAACGGTGCAGGAGTTATAATTAATCCGTCGTCAATTCTTACACTACCAGCGCCACTTGCACTTAATATTAAGTCTTGATTTGTACTGTCATCATTAAGTGTTGTAATTTGATTATCTTTAAACTTAAGATTATATATTTCTGTTCTATTTCTGAATATATTACCTATGTTACTTCCGTCTACAGTGATTATAAACTTGCTTTCTATAGCATTTGTATCAAAATCTTCAGCTGTAAATGTTGTGTCTGCGTCACCTATGCCGCTTGTAGCCGCTCCAGTAAGTCTAAAGTTTAAATAATCCTCTAAAGCTTTTGCATTTACTATTGCATCATCATCTAATGGAACTGAACTATTTACAGTACCGCCGGAATAACTAAAAACGTTTTCTTCGTAGTCAGTAACACCGGTTACTGATACAATACCGTTTGTTGGTGTTAAAAAGATTGTACCATTATGATTAATACTATTGGTATTAATTGGTAAAATACTTGAATTAACATCTTTGAATACCCAACTACCATTACTAGGTGCACCACCGTTATAATAACTAGCAGTCATATCATATACTAGTCTAACGTTATCTAGTGTACCTCTATCTATTTCTAAACCTGATTCATTTAGTGTAATTCCTGCGGCAGTTTCGCCTTCATTTAGAGTAATAGTGTTGTCTGCAATAGTTGTATTAGTTGATTCAACCGTAGTAGTGTTGCCTTCTACAACTAAATTACCTCTTACAACGACTCTACCAGTAATACTAGGATTGGTTCCAGTGGTGTCAAGAGTTATTAATGCATTACCTGCATTAGCTCCTGCATGTTCGACAATTACTTTAAAGTCGTCATCGACTACTCGTATAACTCTTGACATTACTTAATCCTTTTTAGCTTTGACGTGGTAAAGCTACAGATAATACAGCATTTGGCACGTTTGCATCTTCGCTTGCGCTTGCGTCATACCCAATGTTGTAAATTGCATTTTCAGCACTAGCAATAGCAGCACCACTGCCAGAACCTTCTATTTGTACTGTTCTATTACGCAATTTTGTTACTTGATATGTAGTAGAATCAGAACCGATTGCATCAATTTTAAATTCGCCTGCTACAAGAGTTCCGTCTGCTTTGTTTACAAGTTTTAAAATTTCACCTGCGGTTGGATCAGCATTATCAGAATCTAGTCTTACCCAAAATTTTGAGTCACCTTTTTGCTTATAGATGTGAGCTGCTGTAGCTGCTTCTGATCCACCTGTAAAAAAGTGTCTGCTTACTGCAATACGGCCTGAGCCGTATCCTATTTTATCTTTGTTAATCGGACGTCCCATTGTTTTCTCCTTGTTGACGTTCTAGGTCTACGCTGCGGGAACAGCATAACTCTATAACATAGTATTTATCAACATAAGAGAAAAGGCATACTAGCCGAAACTAGTATGCCTTTACTACGTACCATGAAACAGCACGGAGACACGTTGCTTATTACAGGCGACGTTGTCTGCGACTGTAAAAAAAGTGATAGGTTGGACTAAGGATTACCAACAATCGCCTTTGTAGATCCTGTCTATAAAGCGAAGCCTAGCATCGAACAGTTACTTTCGAAATACGCATCTTCATGTCTCCATGCTCATGCGCTGCCACTACAGCTACTAGCCAAGTTACTGCCTCT